ACTTATCACCTGATAAATTTTCCCATCCTTCAAATCCAGGTGCTTGCAATCCACGCTTACTGATACGCTTCAGTGGTGTTTTCTTTTTAACTGCTCGTCCTGTAATTTTATTCACTTTAGCCATACGAGTCTCCTCAAAGTTTCTGTGTCTACATACTAATATAACACTTTTTACTTATTTGTCAACCTCGTAAATCTACGAGTTTCCAAACTTTGTGTTTATATCTCCGGTGCTATCATCATAACAGTAGCCATCTGTTGCGGCGAACTCTCCTTTGATTGTTTCTAAAATAAAGTTGCATTGTTCTAATGTCTGTAGACCATACACAGCCGTTGCATCCAATGTCATGTCCATGTCAGTTGACAGTAATAAGAATATGAATATTGTCTTCACTGGTATTCCCTTCGAAGTTTCTTACTAATATAACACCATTTACTTATTTGTCAACCTTGTAGATTCACGATAAATAACTGTATGCCAAGATTAAGTTTATATAAACCGACCAAAACTAACGATTATCACTACATGGATAATTCTATCCGTGAGCAGTTTAGTATCGGAGGTACCGGAGTTCACGTACACAAATACGTGGGACCAGCAGTAGGTAATGATAAGAATGACCCCAGCCAGCCCAACTATCTCAGTGGTTCAGAAGTAGACCCACTTAGTGGCGAAGAAGTTAATGTAGGCGGAGTTATAAACGAAACAAAAATACAAGATTTACTGTTTATGGAAAACAGAGACCGCAAATATGACCAAGACATCTATGAATTACGTGGTGTTTATAATGTTCAAGATACAGATTTTGATCTAACACAATTTGGATTATTTTTAAGTAATGATATGCTGTATATGACATTTCACATGAATGAAATGGTTGACATTGTAGGAAGAAAACTAATGCCGGGAGATGTATTAGAATTACCACATCTTAGAGATGCACTATTGTTGAGTAATGATAAGAAAGCTATTAACAAATATTACGTTGTAAACGATGCTAATAGAGGCGCAGAAGGTTTTAGTCAAACTTGGTATCCACATATTTGGCGTGTTAAACTATCACCATTAACAGACAGTCAAGAATACTATGATATACTTGGCAATAGCGACGATGCAAATAGTCTCAAAAATGATCTTAGTACATATAAAACAGAGTTTAACATTAGCGATGCTATTATATCAGCCGCTGATCAAGCTGACCCAGACGGAACAAGTTTGACCGATCACTTATTTGGTTATGATCATCCAACAGCTGGTGGCATTGTTAACAAAGATGATAGCTATGTACATGGTGAATCAATTACAGCAGGTGATCAGTTTCCTAGTACACCTAACGAAGGCGATTACTTTATTAGAAACGACTTTAATCCCAATAGACTATTTGTCAGACGGGGCAGTAAATGGCATAGACTATATGATAACATCACAGATAAAACTTGGACGGACATAACTTACAATGCTAGCGGATTTATTAACAATGCAGATCGCACTACTGTGGTAGATAATCAAGAAACAAAAGAACAAACTCCACTTAGTGAAGTAATTAAAACAAGAGCGGATAATACATAATGGCATATCAAACTAGTAAGATAACCGCTGTACCATACTTTTATGACAAACAACTTAGACGATATATTCAACAGTTTATCCGTATTTTTGCAGGCTTTCAAGTAGCCATGCACAGTGACGCTGAAGGAAATGTTGTATATCAAACTGCACCTGTACGCTACGGTGATGTGAGTAGAATGGCGGCACATATTGTAAGAGAAAACAGTGAGAACATGACTCAAACAACACCATTTATAAGTTGTCATGTAACAGGTTTAGAAACTGCTCCAGATAGAAGAACAAGTCCACAGTACGAAGAAACTGTTCCTGTCTTTGAGAAAAAATATGATGAAGCTACAGGTAGTTATATAAATGAACAAGGTAACGCTTATAGTATAACAAGACATCAGCCTGTGCCTTATAACTTAACAATGCAAGTAGATGTTTGGACATCAAACACAGAACAAAAACTACAGTTGTTAGAACAAATACTAGTACTGTTTAATCCTACACTTAACATACATACCAGTAATAATCCATTAGATTGGAGTACATTAAGTTACGTTGAATTAATTGCTAGCACTTGGAGTGTTAGAGCTATCCCAAGTGGAATAGATGATATTATTGATATAAGCACAATGACATTTACAATGCCTGTGCTAATTAATCCACCAGCTAAAGTTACAAAACAATCAATTATACATACTATTATTGATAATATTGACGATGTTAACGATGAAGCACTAGCCGCACTTAGAGCAGGTGGTAGTTACAATCCATTGTTTACAAGTTTTAAAATTGTAACATTAGAAAATTTCAAAATGCGTTTTACAATGAATTCAGCTGGCGAAGGCACTGCACAATTATTAAATAGAAGCAATACAAATGTAGATTTGAATACCGGTGCAATTTTAAATTGGACCGAAGTGTTCAAAGGATTTGGTGAATTTAGAGATGGCATAAGTCAACTAAGGTTAAAACAAACGTCGGACCCTAGTATTACAACAGGTGATATTGTAGGAAATATCACAGTAAATCAAGGTGATCCAAACTTATTAGACATCACAATGGACAGTGGTACATTTCCTGCTACCACGGTAGCGGCTGTGGATGCAGTAATAGATCCACAAGCAAACTTTCCTGGCGATGGCACACTTGCCGCGGCGGCATCTGGTCAACGATACTTGTTAACTAAAGCTACAGCAGGCGGATCAGGTTGGGGCGGTATTGGTTCATTAAATGATATTATCGAATACGATGGTGCAAATTGGATAATAAGTTTTGATGCAAGTGCAAATGGATCTACTGTACAATACGTTACAAACACTACAACTATGGATATACTAAAGTACGACGGAACGCAATGGATTAATGCCTTTGAAGGCACATATAATAGCGGATTTTGGCGAATATACCTATAATGATACAAGCAAGCGGTTGCTGTTTTCTTGCCTTAGACACAGGCAGAATCATGCTACAACAAAGAAGTAAAAAGTCTAGTCACCCACTAACTTGGAGTTTTTGGGGAGGCAAAGCTGAGAAAAAAGAACGCCCTATTGAAACATTACTTAGAGAATGTAGAGAAGAAATGGGACCGTTACCTGATATAGCAAAAGTACACCCACTACATACATTCTTAAGTGATGATAAAAAGTTTACCTATAACACATTTTGTGTTACAGTATTTGAAGAGTTTATACCCAGTTGTAATCATGAAAGCAGTGGATACAGTTGGGTAAGCATAGACTGTTGGCCCAAACCTCTACACAGAGGTGCTAGAGTTGTTTTGAGTAATAAACAACTTGTAGATAAATTAGTAACTATATACGAACGTGAAAAGGATCAAACCGATTTACCCAACTGGTTGGACAGTTTCTGAATTTAAAAAATCAGTACTCAAATCAATCTTTTCGTTTTCTGTTAAGAACTTATAAACCTTATCAGCTAGTATAGTATGATTCTCTTTACTCATATGATTCATTCTTTTGTCAAATTCTGGTTTATCCATTAGGTTTTCAAATTCTTGTTCATCAATATCCTTAAGAGCTAAATTACTATCTGTTGTATCGTGTATATCTGTATTAGTAAATCCAGGAAGTAAACAAAGTAGAACTTTACTACTTAATTTACTACGACACCAATGCAAAAACCAATCGTAGTGCATCTGACTTATAAAATCGTGTTGTATTCCAAAATTTTCAACATAAGATTGTACAGCTTTATTTTGTTTCTTAGATATCCATTTCTCCAAATTGTTTACAAAAATATTAGAGAACTCGGGGAAATCTTCTAATAGCCATGTTCTATTAGGTTCACTAGTAACAATAATAACTATATCACCTTCCTCCATATTTTCTTCATGTTCGTTAATTTTTTTAGAAATCCACTGATTGCTTATTCCTGGTTGTGCAACTATTGTTGTTTGTAAATTTAATTTAGTAGCGAGTTGTTTAGTCCAAGTCCAATCCGGGTGATAGTCTTTGTCGTAATTTGCATTCAACGGACTTACAAAACTATCTCCAAAAATCCACATTCCATTCATGTTTGACTATCACCTTTTGCAATACGATAATTATCCTCAACACTATCCGGAGTGCTTACTTCAATAATAGCACAGTCATCTTCCATAGCTACTAATTGATGAGGAAGCATAGGCTCGTTTCGCCAAGTATCTCCTTTGGTTAACACTTGCGTTTCTAATTCAGCATTGTCAGTATTCATAGTGTGTAGTGTAAAGCTACCCTTTAGTACATACCAACTTTCATCTTTT